CGTGGCAGACTTAGGCTGCGGCGTAGGCTACGGAACGAAGCTAATGTCAATAGTAGCAGGCCAGGTAAGAGGCGTAGACGACAGCCCAGAGGCGATAGACTTCGCCCGGGAGCATTACAACGGACACAACATAACATACGCCGTAGTAGACCTTGACACCGTGCTTTTCAATATGTCAATGGGCACAGCAGACGTCGTAGTAGCATTTGAGGTTTTAGAGCACCTGCCGAACGCTTACAGGCTCTTTGATATCTTTAAGGCCATGACACCCAGGACGATAATCCTATCAACACCGCACCTGCGATGCCCAATAGGAGGCAACAAGTTTCACTACAAGCACTACGGAATGGATGAGCTGATAAACGGTTTCTTTAACATAGGCTATAAGCCCCGGAGGGCCGAGCTGATATACTATGGCGCGAGCCTATGTAACTTTATGGTAATGGAGAGGAGGTAAATATGCCAACACAAGAATCATCAGGATATTGTGAGTATTGCAAACAAAACGTGTTAGTACGCAAACCCGCAACAAACCACATCCTGCATTTAATCCTTACGCTCGTAACGTTCGGAGTATGGATTATAGTATGGATATTAGCGGGTATAAGTACTGCAAGCATAAGATGGCGATGTACAAGATGTGGTAGAATTATATAACAAGTAACCAAAGGAAAGGTAAGCGTGATATGAAAAATTGTCCCAGTGTTGATGAGTTGGCAAATGTATTTGATACAGTAAAGCAAGCATTGGATAGGAGCCCATTCGGGCCGTTCTACTTACATGAGGGCCAGGACATAACAGCAAAGCAGGTGAACCAGGTAGCATTCTCACTACTGCCATTGACCCTAAAGGTAGTCATGGAAAAAGTGGAATTTGAGGGAGTAAAAACAGATGGGATACAAAACAAAGGGTAGCTATAAATCATTTTGCATAAAGAATTGCATGAACCGGGACGTCGCATGCAAGGCGTGTTTTAAGTATAGTAAGTACAAGCCTGAAAAAAAAGACTTGACAATGTAGTAATCGTATGTTACTTTTTAACCAAGGTTCGCTACCTTTCTTTTTTTGAGCGCTGGGTGTGCACAACGCATCCAGCGTTTTTTTATTGTTCTTGCAAAAGGATACTATGAGTAAAATAGAGTGGAAATCTGAAAAGAGATTACTCAAAGATTTAATACCTGCACCATACAACCCAAGACAACTAACAGAGAAACAAGTATACCAATCAACAATAAATGTATTGACAAAACCATTGTTAAGTAGTATTATTGATTTATGCGACAAATCAATTTTACTTGTGAACAGTGCGGTAAGGAATTTATCAGCAAAAAGACCTGCAAAAGCAGGACTCCTCGTTTTTGCTCTAAGCAATGCTACGGAAAATCTATCGCACATTTTAAGAAGTGTTTATCTTGCGGCAAACAGTTTTATAACTACGCAAATAAATTTTTCTGTTCAATGGCTTGTTCGGGAAAGCATAAACAAGGCAAGTCACTTTCGGTATCTCATCGCAAGGCTTTATCTATGGCTCGTGCAGGGAGGTTTAAATTTGATAAACACTCTCAATGGAAAGGTGATGACGTGGGATATGGAGCCTTGCATGAATGGGTTTACGCTGTTTTGGGTTCACCAATGGTTTGCGAGGGTTGCGGAAGTAAAAAAGATACTAATAAACAAATTCATTGGGCTAATAAAAGTGGTAATTATAGACGCATTAAAACTGATTGGATTCGTCTATGCGTCAAATGCCACAAAAAATATGATGTTAGTCAAGCAGGGCATAGGAGAACAAAGCACAAACAGACCCACGCCGCACAGGAAATATCAGCAATTAATAGCAAAAACAGAAACAAATAATACTCACAAGTTTTTAGGTATTCCAAAAATATATAAGAGGCAGAGTGATGTAGTTTCATCGCTTTGCCTTTTTTTATAATAACAATACGCGGAAAAGAAAGCAGAGAAGATAAATGCCAACTGAAGATACCCAATTCAAGCCAGGCGAATCAGGCAACCCGGCAGGCAGGCCCAAAGGATCGGAGAACGTATCTACAAGGCTTAAGCGTCTTTTAACATTAGAGCTTGATACGGCTGATCCTGTAACTAAAGAAACATGCAAAAAGAGTATAGCCGAAATTATAGGATTAAGGCTTGTGAAAGAAGCTATGACAGGCAACATAAAAGCAATCAAGATTATTTTAGATAGAGTAGAGGGTAAGGTAAGCTCTGGCGAACCATCACAAGAGGAATGGATAGGCGAACAGCTACAGATTATAGTAGACGAAGAAGAGGCCAAAAAAGAAGCGGAGAAGTTTTTAGAATGATACATTTAAAACAATATATCCCGCATGCAGGACAAAAAGCATTTCACTATGCGATAGATAAAATGTATCGTTACATGGCCATGGTATGCGGAATCCGTGGCGGCAAGACCTACGCAGGGGCCAGAGAAGCATCCAAGCAATCATGGAACAGCAAGGCAGACGAAACAGCCGTCTATGGCATTATAGCGCCTACCTATAACATGCTTGATAGAACCACATGGAAGGAGTTCAAGGTAGCCGCCAGGCCGCTTATAGCAAACTGCCAGGACAGCAAAAAGACCCTAATGCTTAAGAACGGCCGTGTTGTGTACGGATTCAGCGCAGAGAACCCTGACAGGATCAGAAACGTAACGCTGTGTGGCTTCTGGGTAGACGAAGCCAGGGAATGTAAAGACTTTAAGAGCTTATGGGATATCCTCTTAGGCCGTGTGTTATCAACAGGCGGTAAGGGCATAGTCACTACAAGCCCTAATGGGTATGACGCCATACATGATATCTTTGTTTCGAATAGGCAAAAGAATTATGGCCTGTTGAGATTTGCGACACTCACGAATAAGTACATACCTCAATCAGCCATTGATGAGCTCGCAAGCCAGTATGACGAAAAGTTTATGCAGCAAGAACTCTTAGGCGAATTTGTTATATTTGACGGACAAGTTTATTATACATTTAATCGTAAGTTTAACGCGGGTGACTTAGCTTTTAAGGCAGCAACCTATGACCCTAAGATCCCGATATCCTTATGCTGTGATTTTAACGTTAATCCTATGGCGTGGATAATAGCACAGATAAGAGAGCGCAGCGATAAGCTACGAGAGATCAATGTTATAGACGAAATATATCTAAAGAACTCTAACACCGAACAATGTTGCAAGGAATTTAAACTCCGATATCCGAACCACAACACAGGCATAGTTTTATACGGTGACGCAACAGGAAACTCAAGAAGCACGGTATCCAATATGACCAACTGGAAGATCATAGAAAACGAATTATCCAGGTACGCAATAGTAAAGAAGGTACCGACATCGAACCCGCCTGAACGTGATAGGATAAATGCCGTCAACTCCCGGATATGCAATTCAAAGGGCGAAAGGCATGTGCTGATACACCCGGACAAGTGCAAGCATTTAATACGCGACTTAGAACAGGTGCCATATAAAGAAGGCAGCGTGCAGATAGATAAAAAAAAGGATTTAATGCTTACTCATGCAAGCGACGCACTTGGGTATATGGTAGAGAAAGAATTTTCACTAAGGCGAAGTCAGATAACAGGACTGAGGATATAAAACTATGAGCATAAAGAACTTGATAGATCAGCCGCATAGAGTGTATAAGCAATACGTCGGCTTTTGGGATTTCTTAATGGAAAGCTACGAAGGCGGCAAAGATTACATCGGAGAATATATCAACACAGGCCAAAAGGTCTTTGCGGGAGGCAAAGAAGTAAAGCTGACTCAAAGAACACACCTATTCAAGCACAAGAAAGAGAAATCAGAAGACTTTAAACAGCGTATCAACATGAGTTATTATTATAATTTTTGCGCTCCGATAATTGATATTTATACAAACCATTTATTCAAGAACCCTATCACCGAGGACTGGGGAAGCATAGAAAAGCTCATAGAGTATCGCAAAGAAAACATCGATCGTATGGATAGCTCTATATATGAATTTAGAAAAGAGATGGCTGACCTGTCACAGATATACGGACACTGCTATGTCGTAGTAGACAAACCAAGCCCGGGAATGGAGATTAGAACGCTACAAGATCAGATCGACAATAAAATATTTCCTTACTTGTCAGCATTTCACCCGCAGCAGATTATCAACTGGAGCTTAGACGTATTTGGAAAGCCTTATTGGGTATTGGTAAAAGAGGAAAGGGATGCAAACCAGGACCCGCTTAATTATGATCCTGAAAACTTGACACAAATAAACTATCGATTATGGACCACGACAGAGTGGATCTTGTTTAATGCAGAGGGCGAAGAAATCCGCAGGGCAGTACACGGAGTAGGCCAGGTGCCAATCGTATGTGTTGTCAATAAGAAAAGCAAAAAATATAAAAGTTTTTTAGGCATCTCCGCGATATCTGATATCGTATATATTGCAAGAGATTTATACAACTCCTGCTCTGAATTAAAACAGATACTAAGAGAGCAGACCTTTGCCATTCTTACGATACAGGGCGAATCAAGCGAATACGACGAGTTAAGAGTCGGTACAAGTAAGGCCTTATTATATCCGGCAGAGAGAAACGCGCCTGCCTTTATAAGCCCGGCAGGAGAGAACGCAACTGTTATGTTTGAGCACATAGACAAGCAGATATCGGCCATGTTTAGACTTGCGAAATTAGAAGGAGGTAGCGCGCAATTTAAGGGCCAGAACGCAGTACAAGAATCAGGAGTATCTAAGGCATATGATTTTAACGAAACAAACCAGGCCCTGTCAGACAAAGCCGATAATCTCCAGGACGCGGAAAGCAAGATATGGAGGATATTCGCTAAATGGGAAAACAAAGAATTTGACGGCTCCATTATCTACCCTGATGAGTTTTCTGTACAAAGACTTAATGATGACCTGAACGATGCGGAGAGATTACTAAAGATACAGCTTGGCAAGACGTTTAATTTAGCGATCAAGGAAGGACTTATTAAGAAGAAGTTTCCTCGCATACCAGAGGCAGAACTAAAGAAGATGATCGCCGATACAACACAAGTTGAAGAAAAAGAACAATCAGGAGCCACAGGTAGCAGACTCTTTGATCGTTTAAAATTAAAAGCTACTGACAACGCCAACTCGGGCGGTAAATAGGGGAGGGAAGTATGTTCAAGTTATGGATTATGGGTATAGTAGGAGTATTAGGACACATGGGTTTGTTCTCTATTCTAATGAACAATAGAGGCGAAGTAGGGGCTGGATCAGGATCCGGCGCAGCAGGAGGCGATGGCGGTGACAAGGGCGCAGCCGGTGGAGAAAAAGCGTTTACCCAGGCTGACGTTGATAGAGTAGTACAAGAGAGGCTGTCGAGGGAACGCAATAAGTATGGCGATTATGATGATCTTAAGAAATTTAAAGATGAGCACGCAAAGAACGAGGACGCTCAGAAGCAGAAGGAATTAGAAGCACAGAAGAACTACGAGGAGCTTAAAAAGAGCTGGGCAGAAAAAGAGTCAAATTATACTAAAGCCCTTGCAGAAAAAGACAATGCTTTCAAAGCCCTAAAAATAGATAACGCCCTGGGCGCAGAAGTTGCCGCGCAGAACGCTTATCCTGAAGCAAAAGAAGTTTTGAAATCACTGGTATCCTTGAGCGATGACGGTACTCCGCATATGAAAGGAAAAGACCAGGTCGGTAATGAAGTAGCAGTTACTCTTACAGAGGGAGTCAAGAAGTTTTTAGCAGAACGCCCACACTTGGTAAAAGCAAGTCAAAGTGCGGGTGGAAATACTGCCGCAGGTGGCGCAGGTGCTGCCGGAGCAGGTGCAGGTGGTTCAGATGAACTGGCAGATCTGAACGCGAAATACATGCAAGCAATATCACAGCGCAACGTGAAGCTGGCAGGCGAACTCAAGGCAAAAATACAAGGCTATTTCACTCAAAAGAACATAAGCCGAACTGTTTAGCCTTAACGCTTTTTAAACGAAAGGAATAACATGGCAGATACCACGACCACCACGTTGACAGAAGCGATCCCTACAATAGTAGCGAGCGCTTTACTTGAGCTCGAGGAAGGGGATGTAGTAAGGCCCTTGATTACAAATGTACCATTCCCGGGCGCAGGCGTAACCCATCAGACACCATTTATCCAGAAGGTAACATCTGAGGCCGATGATTCTCTCGCTTCTCAAGCCCTGGATAGTGGAACGCACGACGAAACATCACCAAGCGAAGCGACTGTTGGCGTTCATGGTGCATATGTGCAGTTGAAAGAGATTGCGCAGCTTGCTACCCTGGATGACATGGCCGCTGTAGCCGGTAAGTTGATAGGGCAATGTATAGTAACACGCAGGGATAAAGACCTTGTGGCTTTATTTACATCCCTAACGACTAACCAGGGCGCAGCTGCAACCAACATCACACCGGCCGATTTGTACGATGCCTACGGTTCACTAAGAACCTATTTCGCGCCGCTTCCGTATCACTTGGTAATGCACCCGCTACAGATTTGGAGTTCTGTCGGTCTTATATCGCTATTTGATAACTCAAGCGATGCAATACAGACCCAGGGCCCCGGAACTGTCGGTGAGGACTTTGCCCGGTACGGTTTCGCAGGCATGGCATTAGGCTTCAACCTATGGGTTGACGCTAACATCACCTTGACGAACAACAATGGTTCTGCCGCAGCTATTTCAAGGGAAGCCATAAAGTACGTTGAAAAACGTGGTTTCAGAATCGACATCGAAGGCGACGCATCAGAGGTCGCGACTAAGATAGTTGGTACTGAGATTTGGGGTGAAGCAATCCTAAGAAACAAGCACGGAAACGAGATGCAGTTTGATACTGTTTAATCTCGGCTTACTCTAACGAGGAAAACTTTGGAGGGGGCTGAAACAACAGCCTCCTCCATTAAAAAGGAAAAAGGAGCATACGACGATGGACGAGAAAACATTACAGACTATCAAGGAAACACAGAACATGAATATCGCAGATCAGGGCTTGAGCAAGTATTTTGATGAAATGAAAAAGATAAGAACCAAGGGCCGCGTTGACGCTAACAAGATAAAGGTAGTTGAGATAACGGACCATAAGAATATATCCTTATGGACTAAAGACGGCAAGAGAATAGGCCCATTGCATCCGTATAATGCGGAAAAATCTTTTATGCTGTTCTGGAACTTAGGCATTAGGCTTTCAGCAGATGAGCCTACAAAGGAACAGATAGAGGCATACAAAAAGACGGATGAATACAAGCAAGCAATGAAGGTTCTCTCGGAAAAAAGAGCTGTTAAGGAAGAATCCCGCAAAGATACAAAGAAAATGCAGGATTACCTTAAACAGATCGCAACAGCATCAGGGCAATCCGTAGAGGCGATACATAACATACTAAAATCGAACCAGGTTAAGACTGTAGGCGAGGCACACGCACAGCGAGGATAAGAGATGGCTGTTATAGAGCTACCGACATATATCAGAAAAATACAATGCCCCAGGCATTACTTAATAGATCCTCGCGAGGATATCTTTTTGAGAGAGCCTGCACCTTTGCTGCAAAACGTTAGCGCGTCTGTATGCATAAAATACAAGATAAACAAAATGCGGATAAAGCGCGATGCTTGGGGTAACAAACTTATCGACTGGAAGAAAATGTACGCATTGAGAGCCGCAGGAAAAGTCTTGCAGCCTATGGTTACCGCGTCCTTTGCCATAGAGAATATCTATGACCCATTGCACCCGATATGTAATCAATGCCAATTCAAGTGCAAAAGAGGCAAAGGCACGATAAACGAGCTAAACATCAAGAGGCTATCAGGATGAGCGACGTCTTTAAAGTTACTAAATCAAACAGAACATCAATTATCACAAAAGCTAATACTGATAGAAAAGCAGTAAACGCCAAGATTAGGGGCTTAGATTTGGATACTTCAAGAATAAAATATAACCAATCGCCGGTGGAAACGCCTGATGGGGCAAATAAAGTCTTTACGCTGCCGAGCGGCCACGAATACGTAGCAGGCCTGCTCGAGGTATATATGGACGGCGTACAACAGACAAAAGACGTGGACTGGACAGAAACAACGTCAAGCACGTTCACGTTTACGGCTGCCCCGGACTCAGACGAAGCGGTGCGGATAAGCTACGTAAAAAGCTAAGCGGAGGCTCAAACAATGAAGCAGCAATTCCTACAAGCTAAATCGGATACCATTAGACTGACCGTCTACGAAAGCAACAGGCCCATCGTGCCTACGTCCGCTAAGATTACGCTTTCCACACCAAACGGAGGAGCGCTCCAGGCCCAGGCAGATGCCACCGTAGACGCTACAACAGGACAGATGACATACGCCCTGACCGCTACACACACAGCAGATCATGATTTGAACTACAAGGCAGTATGGGAATACGTCCATAATGGTACTACCTACTACGAAACGCAGCTATTCGATGTAGTAAAAAGCATCTTGTCAATTCCAATAACAGATGACGATTTGTATGACGAACTGGAATCACTAAGAAAACAAAACACGCAGGCGCAAGGAACGGCTACAGCAGGAGCCGCAGGAACAATAACTGACACCTTGAAACGCAAGGAAACAGACGACTACTGGAAGGGCGGCATAGTAGAGATTTTAGCAGGCACAGGAGCGGGCCAGAAGCGCGATATTACAGGATCCATACAGTCTACAGGGGTAATATCCATAACGCCTAATTGGGCCACTAACCCTGACAACACAAGCATATACCGGATAGTAAAGGCCTATACAGCCAAGATACAGCAGTGCTTCGAGGAATTAGAAACCATGCTTTACAACAAAGGCAAGAGGCACTCCCTGATTCTGGAAAGCTCACAGATTAAATATCCGTTGCTATACCTTACGTTACATAAGATATGCCAGGACATATCAGATGACGTTGATGACAAGTGGAACAGGCTCGCAGAGAAATATGAGGAAAAGCATAAAAACTCATTTACGAATATGAAAGTTGAATACGACGAGGACGAGTCGGGCAGCATTACAGGAGATGACGAAGAAGGATACGGCATCTCATCAATGGAGATATCAAGATGCTAAAGCTATCAATCAACATATTGACATGGAACTGCCAACATACGCTGCACGACACGCTACACGTGCTAAAAACCGACCTATGCGACATAGACAGCGAAGTGATAATCATAGACAACGGCTCTGACGATGCCTGCAAGGATATAGCAACTATAAGGAACAAGGAAAATACAGGCGTTTCAATAGGCAAGAACCAGGGGATCCAAGCATCTAAGGGCGATTATATCTTGTTACTCGACGGAGATATAGTACCAGTACCTAATAGCATAAACTGCTTGCTTGCTTACTTAGAACATAATATAGATATTTATGCGATAGGATTTTATCCTAATAGATTCGTAGATCAGAAAAATAAAAATGGCCAAAAACATTATGAAGAATTTTGTTATAACTTATATGAGCCAAAAAGACACACCCAGGCAATAGCATTCTACGGCCTATTCAAGCGCTCAATGTTTACGGACTTCAATATCAGCTTCCCGGAGGACGGGCCATTCGCAGGCGTAGGCTACGGATGGGAGGATTCAGACCTTTATATGCAGATGAGAGAGAACGGCATACACCAATACGTAGCCGGCATAAACACATACACCGGGAAATACTACCATGAGATAAACTCCTCTATCCGCATAATGGGCCAGGACCAATACGTTAGGACGTCCAGGGAGAGGCACGAAGCATTCAAAGCAAAATGGGGCGATAAAATAAGGAAATACTATGCTTGACAAGAGCTTGCATAAGCACTTAGACCTAATGGACGAGATCGAAGCGGACATTGACAATGAGATCGCTAAGATTTACGCCGCCTTAGACATAGATGAGATAATTAATGATCCTCAAGCTGAAATGTTAGAGGCAGTAAAAGCGGTAGAAAAAATAATTAATGACAAGTTTGTGAAGCGAGCAGTTGACGCAGGACTTGACCTGGCAAAGGTAGTCAAAGACCACATAGCAAAGGATAAAGATATAAAAATACAGCGCAGCAATGACCCGAAGCTAAACCAGGAACTCAAAAATGATAACAGCGACAGTTAAATCAGACATGCACCTGCCCGAATTTAATTTCCAAAAAGAGCTCCTGGCTGTAGCACAGCGAATAGTTATACCAATGTTAGCTAAGAACATAGATGACAACCGGGACATAGAGGGCAAGAAGTTTCCACCACTTGAGCCATATACAATAAGGAAAAAGGGACATGCCCGGCCGCTGATAGAAACAGGAGAACTCAGGCGATCATTTGAATACCAACGCAAGGGAAACGCCTCTGTGCGTATATATATAAACGACACACGCAATGCCATAGCAGAGCGCCTACAGATAAAGGGCGTAGAGAGCAAAAGAGGCCGCAAGTTTTTCAACTTCTTCGGCATAACAGAGGGTATGCACGCGGACATAATGGACTTTATGCGTGCAAAGATACAAAGGACCATAGAAAATGCCTGATGAGCGACTTTTTAACGAAGCATTAGACCGTGAAGCCGATATCTTAGAGATACACCTTGAGGGCAAGGCTATGCGCACATCGGTCACGCTTGAGGAGTACGTTCAATCAAGACTGGCATCCGGGACTGCTAAAGACATTATAAAAAAAGAACTCCTACAAGACCTGGAATCAAAAGGCCGGATATTCGGAGAATTCCTAAGCGGAATGAAAGCAACGGCAAAGGGTAACATTAACCGCATGCGCGATATGGCAGAAGTGTCGGAATTAGGCATAGAGGACATAAAATACCGGTGGGTAGCGGTCCTTATTAACACCTGCCCGGACTGCATAAAGAGGCATAACCAAGTAGCCACCTGGGACGAATGGGAGGCCCGGGGCCTACCAAGAACAGGGGCAACCGTATGCCGGGAGCATTGCAAGTGTATGCTACTGCCGGCTGACACCACAGAGATCGAACCCATACAGCGAGGCAAATGATATGGCAAATTATGACACAGTAAAAACAGGCGTGGCAAATCTACTAAAAGGCTTAGGCTACCAGGAATCAGAGGAAGCCTTTAATTTTACAGACGCTTCAAGCAATGAATACGGTAATACCTTTATACTTAACTGCTTAGGCGGAGAAATGGACGAGGAGGATTCAGAAACGATCGTGGACCGGTTCTACGATATCCAGGACTGGCAGGCACAGATAGCATTTGATAAATCAGCTAACAATGACGTCATAAACCGGGACGATATGCACAGAAAAAAAGACACAATCCTCAAGACGCTTGACAAGCCTGCCAACTGGTCAAGTTTCGTAAGGGTTTTAAAATATAGCACCTGGAACATACAGGCGTTAGAGAATTATTTTCTATTAACAGTAAACCTAAAAATAGTAGACACATACATCTACTAAGGAGGAAGTGAAATGAGCGCAATGCTAACCAAAAAATCTGTAGTATTAGCAAAGGTAGAGAGCATATACGGCACAGATCCTACGCCTACAGAGGGCGACAATGCAGTAATGGCCTATGAATTTGAGTCACCGGACATAGAAACCAACATGATAAAAAGGCCATACGGCAACGATGACCTGTCAAGATTCCAGGAACTAAGAGGTAAGACAGGGTTTGCATATAGCCTAAAGACGCACCTAAGAGGCTCCGGCTCCGCAGGAACCGCGCCAAGGCGTGGCCCTTTATACAAGGCAGCAGGACTACAGGAAACAGTAGTATCGTCTACAAGCGTAACCTATGCACCACGCTCAAGTAGCTTTGAAAGCTGTGCGATTAGGACACACTTAGACGGCCTACTTTACAACCTACTCGGATGCGTAAATGACTACGAGCTTGAGCTCACAGCAGGAGAGCCAGGAATAGAGGTATTCTCAGGCAAGGCGCTATACGCCATACCAACAGACGTGGCTATTGCATCACCTACATTTGACAGCCCGAACCCACCGATCATGAAAGGCCTGACCATGACATTTGGATCATACGCGGCCATTTGTGAGAAGATAACCCTTAAGCTCGGTAACGTCATAGCCGAAAGACCGGATATGAACCAAACAGAGGGCATAAAGGGCTTCTGTATAACAGACAGGGACCCGGAGGGCGAAATAACCCTGGAAGCGGTACTACGCGCAGAAACAAACGCGGACTTCCTAAGTTACTTCCATTCAGGCACAGTAAAAGCGCTATCCATAGCAATCGGATCAGACGCAGGCAATATTGCGACTATAACAGCTCCCAAGTGCTATTTGAGAGCCCCAAAACTTGGCGACAGGGATGGGGTTAGGATTTTCACGTTACCTATCCAGATCGCACGCAACAGTGGGAATGACGAGATTTCTATAGCCCTGACGTAAGCCTTGGCATAGGAATAAACGAAAAGAGGGAGGATATATGGCAATAAAAGCATTAGATCTAAGCAGTATGGTGAAATACGTGTCAAAATTAGACGCCGGAGAGCCAAAGACAGAATGGCACCTGGGAATACTTGACACCCGGATCCGTAAGCAACTCGAGGACGTAGCCTGGGAATACGAAACAGACCCAACACAGCCGGGCCAGGCTAAGGCAAAAGCGTCCTTTAATTTAGGCAAAAGCGAGCTCGATTTCGTAGCATTTGGCCTAAAGGGGTTTGAGGGCTTCATAAAGGCAGACGGTAAGCCGGTATATTTTAAGACAGAGGACCGGAACGTAAACGGCAAGGTATATCACGTAGTAGCCGATGAGGTACTCAAGATTATACCAGGCGATATCATAAAAGAACTGGCAGAGCAGATCAAGAACATAAACAACGTGGACGAGGACGAAAGAAAAAACTAACGCTGGCTATTTGGATACCGTATCTCGAGCTAAACTGCAATAAATGTTCAGATGGCCAAAAAGAACTCTACGGATGCGAGAAACCAAGCCCCGTAGGAAAGCACTGGAGAGTAGGAAAGTACGAATTTGACAGGTGCCCATTAAGCATAGTAGACCCGGTAGCATACCAATACATAAGGGCCTACAGGAGATACGAAAAAGGGTACCTGCCGGACCAGGGCGGATGGATGGACCAGGGCGCTAAGTTTAACGACATCGTAGACATAATAGAGCAGGAGAGCAGTATAATAGCAGGCAAAATGAGCAAGGGGAAAAAATGAGCAATAACGAACTTGAAATCATCCTGAAAATGCGCGACTTAGCAACAAACAAGATGAAAAGCAGCATGACAGCCCTGCAAGCTCAAGCCCTGAAAGTATCGTCCGTTTTTAACAAAATGGGCTCATTTATGCAGCGCCATTGGATCAAGATCACCGCACTCATAGTGGGTGCCACCTACGCAATCAAGAAACTCTCCGATACCCTAATCAAAGCAGGCGACACCGTAGAACAATACCAGGTAAGGCTCCAACTCCTGCTCGGCAGTATGGAGGAGGGCAATAAGGTCTTTAAGGATATGTCAGACCTGGCTTCCCGGGTGCCTAAGACCTACGAGGAAATCATGGCAAGCGCGACAAATCTCTCGGCCGTCGTAAGCGGTGGATCAGAGGAAATAAAGAAGCTAATGCCAATAATCGTAGACCTTGCAGCAGGAACAGGTATGTCGGTAGGAGAGGTAACCGGACAGATGATCAGAATGTACTCAGCCGGCGCAGCCTCGGCTGATATGTTTAGAGAACGCGGCGTAAGCGCGGCATTAGGCTTCCAGGCAGGCGTTTCATACTCAGCAGAAGAAACCATGAAAATGATGACTGAGCAATGGGAGGATGGAACCGGCAAGTTTGTAGGAGCCGCCCAGGGCCTGGCTAACACCTGGACCGGCGTTATGTCGATGATGTCAGATGCCTGGTTTCAGTTTAAAGTAGCCATAGGAGAGAAATTCTTCGAAAAGATAAAACTGGATTTCCAAGCACTCCTGGCAGTTTTCACGGAATTCAAGGACGAAACAGGCAAGTACGAAACCATGACAGGCAGGGTAGCAGCAGGCCTGGCAACCGCGTATGAGAGCGCAAAGAACTTCGTGTCAATGCTCCTAATGGGCGCCGGGCATATCAAGGACGCCTGGGACGCTATTATGCTATTCTTTGAATATTTCAGCGTAACCATACAGACCGCAGCCATAGGAGCACAGAACCTGGCTATCGCTTTAGGCAATGTGTTTTGGATGGACACAACGCCACTACAAGAAGCCCTGGCATCAATGGAACAAAATCTCGCGGAATCGCTCCTCAAAATGGACGAACTCGAGGCAGAGCATAACATAAACTATAGCGCCAAACTACAAGAGCAGATCACAGCATTCAAGGCTATGTTCGCAGAAAAAAAAGCGGAGATAGCAGCAGCAGCCGTGGTAGAAACCAAAGCCGACGCAACCTTGCATAAGGAAAAACTAAAGACCATTGACAAAGAGGCGATCGCAAGGAAAAAGGCATTTTCTAAGCAGGTAAAGTACGCTATGGAGGGCACCGCCTCAACGGTCGGCAGCATAGCAACTATGCTTGAGGTAGCCCAGGGTGAAAGCAAGAAATACGGCGCAGCAATTAAGGCATTAAGGATAGGCGAAACGATTATAAACACAGCTTCTGCGGTCATGTTAGCATGGGCGACCGTTCCGCCTCCTGCAAATATACCAGCCGCAATCGCCGCCGCAGCCGCAGGAGCGGCGCAGATAGCCACAATAGCGGCACAGCCTATGGCAGAGGGTGGCCAGGGCGTAGTCACTAAGCCCACGCTATTCCTCGCAGGTGAAGCCGGAGCAGAGGCATTCTCATTCTCGCCACTTTCCAAGGGCGGTGGAACCGGCGGCAACGTTTACGTAGAGATAAACAACCCATCAATAAGAAGCGATGACGACATAGACAGCCTGGTAGAAGCCGTATCGCGTCAATTAGCATACGAAACAGATCGGATAAGATAATGGCCAATGAAATCGATATAGACTTCGGATCGCTTAATTTAAACAGCACTAACAATATAGCCGTAGCAAAGATAAGCATACAGCCTAAAATATCGGTCAAACTATCCTCTATACCTAAATCAGACGGCTCTATAGCAGAGGCCAAAAAGATAACGAGCGTAGTAATATCGGTATCAGGCGATATAGCAGGAACAGACTATGACAACCTGCGCTCAAACCTGGACGCATTAAGGGCCGGCTTTCAAAACGGCTTTCAGAAATTCACTACAGACGACGACAGATATATGATGGCGCAGTTAAGCAGTTTCAATTACGACTACAAGACTTTAAGGACTATAGCAGACTGGAAAGCAACATTCGTGGCCCATTACCCGTACTGGCTAAGTGAAACAGAAACCACAGATGACAGAACGCCCACAAGCGGAGTAGGCTACACCATAAACAACCCAGGCAATGCCGTCTGTAGGGTTAAGATAGAGGTAACAGCCCCAGGAGCAGGCATAAGCGATGACGTACAGATAGAGAACACCACCAGGGGCGAGCTGTGCAAGTACAGAGGCGATATAGCAGCAGCCGACGTCCTTGAGATAGACAACCGATATGACACAGACGACTTCGAAGTAAAGAACGATGGAACAGACGACTTCGCCAACTTTGAGGGCGATTTTATAAACCTAAGCCCGGGCAATAATACGATAGAATTTACCGGGACCGCGAGCACAGACGTTAAACTATACTACAGAGCAGCCTGGACACCATAATGGTAAATGCCAATTTTTACAACGTAGAGCTAAGAGATAAGGCCGGAACGCTTAAGACATACCTAACGCCGGAAGCGGCTGACGTATCGTGGAAATGGAACAGGCTCGGAGGCTGCGGCAGGTGCACGATTAAGCTACAAAAAGAATACCGAGGAATAGACTTCGCAAGCGCAGACGATATCCAAATAAGGGTAAGAAGCGGGTCCACATCAAAACTCGTATATCGCGGATGGCTTTCAAGCGTCATTCCGTCATTAGCAGAGCCGGAATCAATAACGCTCAACATAAGAGGGTATTTTGATTTCTTAGACTACATAATTATACACGATGGTGGGCAAAAGATAACCTACGAGAACATGGGAATATCAGCGATCGTAGGCAGCATAATAGACGATTTTGTAACCACGCCAACAAGCATAACCAAGGGGACAATAGACGCAGCCTCATTTGCAGCCGATAAATTAGAATTTAGGACCAAGGTATCTGAGGCATTAAAGACCCTGGCTGAGATAGAGGGCAAGGTGGAATACGGAGTAGATGAGAATTTAGTATTCTACTGGAGAGCACAGAACCGGGCACTGACACATAAATTCTTTATAGGCGACAACGTACAGGTATTTGAGCGCAGGATCGTATGGGATAACCTGGTAAACAAGATTTATTTTGAGGGTGGCCTGGTAAACGACGAACCGTATATCAAAATATCAGGCGCAGAGGATAGCCAAAATAGGCACTTCTTAGCAGAGGGCCTGGAAAGTAACTCAGCGATCACCACAGACGGAGTAGCCTCCAGGTTTTTGGCCGCCAAACTTAAAGAGAGCGCAAAGACACCACTAACCCTGAAAGTTAAGATCCTAAACACCGACATACGGATAGAGGACACAATACCAGTAGGACGCGTAGGCATATTTGACGCGGACTACGATCAGACATTAAGTATATGGGGAACAACAGCAAACGGCGGCGACAACCTGATATGGGGTACGCTTAAGAACAACGGATCCGGTGGAATATGGGGTGGAATGTACAAGGATCAGGTAAACAGCATAAAATACACCATTTCAAATACAGAGGGCCGTTTCAATATAGAGCTGACTTTCGGAGGCTCATTATTAGACACGTCAGCCAAACTAAAACAGATGGAATTACAATTAAGTAGCTTACAGCAAAGGAGCTAAACTATGGGGTACCCAACAGACGCAGGAACCATAACACCATTAGTAGACGGCACAGATTATATGGAGGATGATAACATAAACAACGTAGTAACAGAACTGGAAGCTGTCAAGACTTTAATAGGCACACCAGGGGCCGCGCAATCACACCTTGCAACATTACTTGACATGCTCGCGGACAACTACACCGGAGGACGGTGCTACGGAGAGGCAGGAACAACAGACGAAATTTATGTCGGGATATTTTCAGGCCTTATCAGCAATGCCGCAGGCTCAATAAGAAAACTGCGCAGGAGTGCATCTATAACCACCCTAACAGACGCAGACTTAGACACCGGAGCAATGGCCGTGGGATATTATTACATTTATGCCACAGCAGACGGAGCAGCCACAACACCTGTTTTTGTATTTTCTGCCTCCGCTTCCTCGCCTACAGGATATACATACTACAAAAAGATAGGGTGGTTTTATAATGAAACAGCAAGCGTACTTGATGTTACAAATATGTTTATTGGTAATATAAAAGATGGAAGTGCAAATCAAAATATTATTTCAATAATTGGCGAAACAGATATAAGCACTACAAGTACGAGTTATGTAGATATGACAGATATGGAAATAAAATTCGTATCAAATGGCAACCCCGTAAAGATAACATTTAACGGCAATATATTTCCACCAGATGGAAATGGTACATCCTGCTATGTTATAATAGACATAGATGGTACTGGTTATGCTCCAGCAAGAGGAACAGGTTGTAATTCAGCAGACGCGTATAGACAAGAATTTCCGGTAACGACATTTACATTACAGAATTTAACAGCAGGAACACACACTATAAAAACACAATGGAAAGTAAGCGGTGGAACAGGAACCCAATACGGAACG